TCATGGTAGTTTCTCCTACAGTTGCTACAATCCTCGAATCAATCCCTGGATTTGCTGCTGATACAGACGGAGCTGCTGATAACATGAAATATGCTTTCGGTGTTCAGAAAATCGGTCAATTAAATAGCCGTTACAAAGTTTACAAGAACCCTTACATGATTGAAAATGTAATCTTAATGGGCTTCCGTGGTAACCAATTCTTAGAAACTGGTGCCGTTTATGCTCCTTATATTCCATTAATCATGACTCCACTTGTGTACGATCCACAAACCTTCACTCCACGTAAAGGTATTATGACTCGTTACGCTAAGAAAATGGTACGTCCTGAATTCTATGGTAAGGTACTTGTAGGTGACTTAAATGTTATCTAATATAACCTGACAGAGAGTCAATAATAAAAGGCCCGAGTGTAAACTCGGGCTTTTTTTATTATATTTATATACGATATGAATCCATTTCTTCAAGAAATATCATGGTTTGAATTTAGTAGAATTCCTAGTGTTAGTAAATTGCCTTTACATGAGCAACAAAGACAATATAGGTTATATATGTTAGACTTGCATCAAGCTAGAGAACAATGGATGATACAACAGCATGAAGGAAGATCAGTAGCTAAAGAAATTCAAATAACAGGTGTATTATTACAAGAAAATTTATTTGATATATTACAAGAAGATGGTTTTCAAATTTGTATAACAAGTGAAGTAATAGTTTAAAAATATTTATAATGCCAAATTTACCAATCTCACAATTACCAGCAGCAAATTTACCTTTAGACGGTACAGAATTATTTGCTACTGTTCAAGGAGGAATAACTAAATATTCAACATTAAATTCAGTAAATTATATCCCTGGCAATAGTTATGGATTATATGCTCAAACAGCAAATAGTACTATTATAACAGCCACAACAACTGAATCTTCTCTAATAAACGGTGGAGTAGGTACATTAAGTGTTCCTGCTAATGGTTTTAGAGTAGGTGATAGTTTTAGAGCTGATTTTGGTGGATTACTTTCTTCTAAAAATAATGATACTATACGAATTAGAATTAAAGCAGGAAGTGTAATTTTAGCAGATAGTGGAACGCAAACTATGTCAACAGCAACTAATGATGTTTGGCAATTTTCTATAAATTTTACAATTAGACAACTTGGAGTGGCTGGAGTAGCTGATATTGTTTCACTTGGTGTGTTTCATACTACAAAACAATCTAGTGGAGCTCCACAAGGATTTGCCTTTAATACTGTTAACAATACAACATTTAGTACTACAGTACCTAATACTTTAGATGTTACAGCCCAATTCAGTTCAAATAGTCCTTTAAATTCAATATACACAGATATATTTGTATTAAATAAAATTTATTAATATATTTATATCAAATAGATGTTTATGAAAGAACCTAATCGTATACGAAAAAATGACATTAAATCTATTAACGCTTTACAATTAAATGAAGAACAAAAAGAAGCAAAACGATTAATAGTAGAAAATCAGGTTGTAATAATAACAGGTAGAGCAGGATCAGGTAAATCATTAGTATGTGCTCAAGCAGCACTAGATTTTCTCAAGAAAAAACAAATAGAACATATTTACAACACTCGCGCTGCTGTAGAAGTAGGCAAAAGTCTAGGATATCTTCCAGGAGCATTAAGTGATAAATTCGATCCATATATGGAGGCGTTTATTGAAAATCTAAATAAATGCTGCTCTGATAAAAAAGAAGTAGAATCACTAATACAAGATGGAAAAATAAAAGCACTACCAGTACAATTTATTAGAGGCAAAACTATAGACGACATACTAATTGTAGAAGAGGCTCAAAATTTAACTAAAGGCGAAATGTTAGCTATATTAACTCGTTTAGGCAAAACAGGTAAAATAGTAATTAACGGTGACAATGAACAATCAGATATTAAAACTCATGATGGGCAAATGAATGGCTTATCATATGCTATTGAGTTATCTAAAAAAATTGAAGAAATCAAGTGGATTAAATTAAAAGAAAATCATCGTTCAGATTTAATAGGTAAAATATTAGAATACGAATACGGGAAATAGAAATGGTTAATATTTATATTGGAATAATACTAATATAAATGGCTACTCAATTATCAAATACTTTTTCGCAAGGATATATTAATCGTGGTAATTTAGATCGTGTAAAAAATAATACTCCTTTTGGATATTATGATAATGATTCTGAATTTATCAAAGACGCTCAAAGGGCAGCTGCTTTTGTAGCTCAGAGATTAGGCGTTGGTGGAGCATCAAATCAAACTTCTATAGTGTATATTACTGAATTAACAGTTTATGCTGCTATGGAAGAAGCTGTTACTACTTATGGTAACATGGTCTATCAATATAGAATTAGAGACCAGTATCTTAATTTTGAAGGTGCTCAAACTTTACCTTTTAATCAAACAGAAACAGCTGATAAAATAGTATTAAGCCAAGACCCATCTATTAATTCTACAGTATTTTGGTCTGATTCTAGAACAGCAACTTGGGGAGAAATAGAATTTGATTTACCAAACTCATCATCAGCAGCCGGAGGAGAAATATATGTAATGTCTTCTTCTTTAAATGATTATCTAGCACCTGATGTTAAAAAGGTAAAAAACTGGAATATGTTTTATTACCAAGATTCAGATCCTGCTCAAGGTGTGCCAACTGATTATGATTGGAGTCAAACAACTTATCCTCAATTTAATAAAATAGCAGGTCCAACAATAGCTACAACTAATTATTCTTCATCTTTTACAGTATTTAATACTAATGATTTAGCCATATTTACTTCAACTCCAGGAAGTAGTTCATTTAGTGTCACAGGAAGTAATGGTAATAAAGCTTTATTTATAGTAACAGCTTCTGTAACTCCTTCAGACTCATTAGATACATTTTATATAACTACAGGAAGTAATGCTAATGAAACAGCTAATAATATAGCTAATAAATTTAATAGTGTATCTTCTAATTTTGGATTAATAGTTACAGCTAATACTGGTTCAACTCCTGTTCAATTAGATTTAACATCTTCAATAGGTGTGATTAATCCTGTAGGAAGTGGGTTTGAAATAAATTGGTTAGATAATCTTAATAATCCAGCTCAAACAACTTTCACATCTGCACCTAATACTTATTTGACTTATCAAATAACTGAAGGTGAATCTTGGGTTTATTTCTTTACAGGATATAAAAAACAAGACTATTTTCCAAATAACACTCCTTATTTTATTATTAACACAGCTTATTATCAAGATATATTATTAAACAGAGGATTAAATGGTAAGTTAATAAATAATAGTCTTCAAACTCAAGTTAGGATAGCTGAATCATATGCTCAAGAAGCAGGAGTTGGAGGATCAGTAAGTGAATATACTGGATCTATTGATTTACAACCATACCAGCAAATGTATGATTTAAATGCGTGGGCTAAAGCATCAGCTTCTTTAGATCCAGGAGATAAAATAGAAGTTAGACAAGTATTTTATCAAGAACCTCCTGCTATTGTGAGATATTTTGATCCATATGCTGGTACAGGTACTGGTGTTCAAGGACTATTAGAAACATTTGGCTTTGGATCTTACTCACCAGGTGTTAACTTTATGTTAATGCCAGTATATTGGGATATTCAAAAAATTCAAGCAATTGAATTTAATGATCAAGTAAGAAAATCAGCTTATAGTTTTGATTTAGTAAATAATCAATTAAGAATATTTCCTGTACCTACTGATACTAGTCCTGCTAGATTATTTTTTAAATATATGAAAGTAGGAGAAAAATATAAACCATTTACTGATAATAGAGATAATGTTATAGCAGATGTAATGAGAGTACCTTATAGAAATCCTATTTACGCTGATATAAATCAGGTTGGTAGATCATGGATTTTTAGATTCACATTAGCTTTATGTAAAGAAATAGAAGGTCAACTTAGAGCTTCAATATCAAGTGCTATAGCTAATGTTGTCACAATTAATGGAGTTGAATTATTGACTGACTCTAGAACTGAAAAAACAGAGTTATTAGCAGAATTAAAAGAATATTTAGAACAAACAACACGTAGATCTCAATTAGAGAGAAGACAACAAGAATCTGATTTCACTCGTCAAACTATGAATCAAGTTCCTTTGTTAATTTACGCTTTTTAAAAAAATAAAAATGTTTTTAAATTTTTTTACAGGACAAGGACCAAGAAAGTTTTATGTAGCACTCCCTCCAGGAAATAGTAAATCTCCTTCCCCAACGCCTACTAAAACTCCTTCTATTACTCCTTCTAGAAGTATAGGAGCTACACCTCCAGCTACTCCTTCTATCACACCTAGTGTGACTACTTCTCCTATACCTTTTAGTGTAACGCCAACTCCAACTAAAAGTTTTATAACACCAAGTCCAACATCTTCTCCTAACTGTTCAGATGGTACTATTTTAGATTTGATGCAACAAGCTTCTTTGCAATTCACTCAAACATCTGTAGGTTATTATAAGATAAATTTAAGTGAAACTAAAAGAAACATATATGGTGAGTCTTTAGAAAAATGGTTTTATCAACCTTTTGATATTAAATGTTCTTTTGATAGACAACCTACTACCATCAGAGATGAAATGTTTGGACCTGATATTGAAAGAATATTAAAAATAAATGTACCTAAAAGTATATTTGATGCTCCTGTTCCTAATTTTCCTATACAAGGAGCTAATATGTTACCTGAAATAGGAGACATAATACTTGATAGATCTGTAGATGTTTATTATGAAATACATAATGTAATTATTAATTATATACCTATAGCTGTCGCTGTAAATACAGGTTGTCCTCCAGCTAATTTAATTCTTTATGAGCTTAGCTGTCATCATACTAGAGTGACAAAATTAAATTTATTACCTTATAAAATAATATAGTAATGCCAGAATCAACAAAACCAAGACCAAAAAATCAACGTGAAATATTAAATGAGGCTAATGGACTTTCTTCTTTAGATCAAAAAAATAGAGCTCTTGATGAATCTACTAAAGGAGATAGAGTTAAAGATGTTTCTATAGGAATTGTTGATATTGACACAGCTATTATAAAATATATAGAAAATAAAATAAAACCATCTGCTATGCAAGATGGAAATAGAATTCAAGTACCTGTAATGTATGGACATCCTGAGCGTTGGCAAACTATACAAGAAAAAGGTATGTTAAGAGAATATTCAGGACGATTTATAGCTCCTGTTATTGTTTTAAAACGTGATAGTTTAGAAGCTAATAGAAGTTTAGGTACTAAAGTTGATGCTAATAAACCTCAAAATTTACATGTTTTTGAAACAGGATATACAAAGAAAAACCAATATGATAATTTTTCTGTTTTAAATAATAGAATACCTACAAAAGAATATAGACTAGTAGCTACACCTGAATATGTTACTTTAACATACTCAGCTGTTATATTTACTAATCATCTAGAACAAAATAATAAAATTATTGAAGCTTTTAAATATGCTGAAAACACATATTGGGGAGAAGAAGGTAGATTTCAATTTAGATCTCGCATTGACACATTTGATACATCTCACCAATATTCTGAAGGTGATGACAGAACAATCAGAACAGAATTTAACATAACATTAAATGGATATATAATACCAGATGCTATAAATAGAGACATATCTTATCCTAAAAAGTTCTCATCTAAATCTCAAATTGTTTTTAACGTAGAAACAACTATATCAAATTTTGATATTAGCTCTTCTATTTCATAAAATTTGGCTATCTTCTTTTCTTTTTATATATTTATATATATAAAAAATTAATTATGTTAGTACCTATTATTTTTATTATTCTATTAGCAGCAGCAATTATTTTAATTATCAAAATGAATAAAAAACCAACTACATCATCCTCATCAGGAGGGGCAGGAGGTAGTGGAGGTAGTACTGAAATTGATGCTGAAACAGATAATAATCCATGGGACATAACTGAAGATCCTAATTCATTATATAATGCATTAGTTGAATATGATTTAGCCCCTGAATCAACTCCAGAACCATCTGTTGTATTAGCTATAAGTGCTAAAAAAACAACAAAGAAAAAATCAACTAAAAACACTACTAAAACAAAATCTTCTTCTGATATTACTAAAACAAAGAAAAAATCAACTAAAAAATAAAATTTATGAGTATTATATCAAAAAAACTAACTGAAAATGAATTAACCGAAATAAAAGAAATAAGACAACAATACTCAGAGTTAGCTTTATCTTTAGGTGAATTAGAATTACAAAAAAGAAAATTATTAGATTTATATAATGTTTTGCAAGATAGAGAAATTAAATTAGCTTCTCACTTGCAAGAAAAATATGGAGAAGGAAATATTGATCTAGAAACAGGAGAAATAAAATCATAATATGTATTGTTAGGTGTTAGGAGTTAATATAGAAAAGACCTCGTCAGTAATGGCGGGGTTTTTTCGTTTTATATATTGTTTTATATATTTATTGGTAGATAAAATCTAATTTAAACATGGCTCAAGAAACATTAATTTCCCCTGGTGTTCTCACACGTGAGAATGACTTATCTCAAATAACTGAAGGTCCTATAACTGTTGGTTTAGCATTAGTAGGCCCAACTGTTAAAGGACAACCAAATATACCAACTGTAGTCTCTTCATATAGTGATTACATTAATAGATTTGGTGGATCTTTTATCAGTGGTGGTGCTAACTATGAATTTCTAACATCAATAGCAGCGTATAATTACTTCCAACAAGGTGGTACAAGTATACTAGTAACAAGAGTAGTTAGTGGATCATTTACTCCAGCTACATCTAATATTATGAAATCTGGATCTACTAGTGTTGTATCTTTTACTTTAGAAACATTAACATATGGCACAATAGCTAATAACAATGGTGTTATATTAAGTAATGGCTCTTTAGGTACTGGATCAGCAGAAAATGTTCGTTGGGAAGTTAGAAATGTAAATAACTCTAATGGTACATTTACATTACTTATTCGTCGTGGAGATGATAATACTAATACTCCTGTAGTTTTAGAAACATATACTAATGTTTCTTTAGATCCTAATTCTGTAAATTATATTGAATCTGTAATTGGTAATCAATCAAAAACAGTTCAATATGATCCTGATATGGGAGGATATTATATTAAAATGAATGGTGAATATGTTAATAATAGTCGCTATGTAAGAGTCAGCTCAGTTAATTTACCAACTCCAAATTATCTTAATAATGACGGAAGTGTAGCTAACGATCCTATCACTAATAATAGCTACTCAGCTTCATTACCTAGTGTTGGTAGTGGATCAGCTGGTGGATCATTTAGTGGAGCTACAGGTAATGATATTCCAAATATTGGACCTACTTTATTTGGAAATATTGGTACTATAACTCAAGGTGTAGACACTAATAGTTACGCTACAGCTAGTAATATATTATCTAATAAAGATGAATATGATTATGAGTTATTAATTACACCTGGATTACTTCAAAGTTCCCATACAGCTGTAGCTGATTTTATTCAAAATGCTGAAGAAAGAGGAGATTATTTTTATATTATGGATTTAGTGCCTTATAATTCAACAATTTTAACTCCGGTTAATAGAGCTACTACTTTAGATACTAACTATGCAGGTTCTTATTGGCCATGGGTTCAAGTAGTATCTCAAGAAACTGGTAAATTAGTTTGGGTACCTGCTTCAACTATTATGGCTGGTGTTTATGCATTTAATGATAATGTAAGTGCTGAATGGTTTGCTCCTGCTGGTTTAAATAGAGGTGGATTAGGTGGTGTAATCCAAGCTGAAAGAAAATTATCTCCAATGAATCGTGATACATTATACGCTGGTAAAGTTAATCCAATTGCTACTTTCCCTAACATTGGTGTAACAGCATTTGGTCAGAAAACATTACAATCTTCTGCTAGTGCTTTAGATCGTATTGGTGTTCGTCGTTTGTTAATCGCTTTGAAACGTTATATAGGTAATGTAGCTAAAACATTAATATTCGAACAAAATACAACAGTAACAAGAAATAGATTTTTATCTCAAGTTACTCCATATTTAGAAAGTGTACAACAAAGACAAGGTTTATTTGCTTTTAGAGTTGTAATGGATGAAACAAATAACACACCAGATGTAATTGATAGAAATCAATTAGTAGGACAAATTTTCTTACAACCAACTCGTACAGCTGAGTTTATCCTCTTAGATTTCAATATCTTACCAACTGGAGTTGAGTTTGGAAGCTAATAAAAATATATATGAATAAAAGAATTAAATTAGTAGATATTATTAAAGAAGGATTTAAAGATGATGCCGCTGCAGAGTTGAAATTAAATCCAATAGTAAAATCAGGAGCATTTATATCATTAGTTGGTACTATAACAAATGCTAAAGATTTAAGTAGAGCTATTGAAGCATTTACAAAAGCTATTTTAAAAGCTAAACCACAATTAGCTAAATCTGTTGAAACTGATTCTAGATTTAAACAAATAGCAACTAATTTAAATCAATCTCAAGGTGATAAAATAACTTCTTTATCCTCAACTCAACAACAAACAACTAAACCATAAATCGCAAAGAAACAATATTATTAATATTTATAATAAATAAATTAACATGCCAGTACTAGACCCTACAGAAATTATGTTTACAGCTTTTGAACCTAAAGTTCAAAATCGCTTTGTAATGTATATTGATGGTATCCCAACCTATTTAGTTAAAAAAGCTTCTTCTCCTTCATTTAATGCTGGTGAAATTATATTAGATCATATTAACGTTTACCGTAAAGTAAAAGGTAAAGTTAGGTGGAATGATATGAACATAGAATTATATGATCCTGTAACACCAAGTGGTGCTCAGGCAGTGATGGAGTGGGCTCGTTTAGCACATGAATCAGTAACAGGTAGAGATGGTTACTCTGACTTCTATAAAAAAGATTGTCGTTTAAATATTTTAGGTCCTGTTGGTGATGTGGTAGGCGAATGGATTATCAAAGGAGCTTACGTTAAAGAAGCTAACTTTGGTGAATATGATTGGGCTAATGAAGCTTATATTACTATTAGCTTAACATTAGCTATGGATTATTGCATCTTGAACTACTAAAAGATCTATGAAAAACATAAAATTAAGTCGTCCACTTGGACGACTTTTTTTATTTTAGTATATTTATATATATAAAACAAATTATTATTACGTTATGGAGCAAAAATTTAAGTTTCCCACAGAACAAATTGATTTACCCTC